GGCCACTAAAAACACCGCCTAACACCGCCTAACACGCAAAAAAAAACAAACACAAAAAATGGCAAAGACGATTGAACTACGCCAACAACGCGCGCGCCTGGTAGAACAGATGCGCGATTTCGCAACGCGAGCCGAAGCGGCCACCCTCGCAAAAAACACTACGGTTGCCGCCGAGATGAACGCCTCGTTCGACCTGGCGGAGGCCGATGAGCGCGAACTATCCAAGACCCTCGACCGCGAAATGCGGCTTGAGCAACTGGAAAAAGATCAGGCAGGCCGACACATCCAAGACCTCGAACAGCGAGGCCAAAAGCCCAGCGGTGACCGTGAAAGCGAATACCGCTCCGCATTTCACGCCTGGATGCGCCAGCATGACCTATCCCCGGAGCAGCGATCCGCGCTGGCTGAAATGCGTGGCACCGCTACGCAGGTCGTTGGCACTACTACGCTGGGTGGGCATCTGGTGCCGCAGGGCTTCTTGCCGCAACTCGAGGTCGCGATGAAATCCTACAGCGGCATTTTTGCTGCGGCGGATATTTTTCGCACCGAATCGGGCAACCCGCTCCTTATCCCTACCGAAGACGACACCACGACCTCTGCTGTAGCGGTCGCAGAGGCCGCCGCACTCACCGTGCAAGATCTGACTTACGGGCAAGTCTCGATGGACGCCTATAAGTACGGCTCCCTGCTGAAGGTCTCGTACGAATTGCTGCAAGATTCAGCCTTCGACATAGACGCCGAGATGACTCGCGCCTTCGGCCCGCGCTTCGGACGCGCCATGAACACCACATGCACCACCGGGAGCGGATCGGGCGCACCAAACGGGGTCGTCACCGCCTCCACCGTTGGCAAGGTTGCTGCTTCCGCCACCGCCATTACATTCGCGGAGGTAATGGACTTGTTCCACAGCGTGGATCCGGCCTACCGCTCCGCGCCCGGCACCGGCTTCATGATGCACGACTCCATCCTGGCGGCTATTAAGAAAATCCAACTAGGCTCCGGCGACGTAACGCCGCTCTGGTTGCCAAGCGTCCGCGACAGCGAGCCAGACACGATCCTGGGGAAACCGTACTTCATCAACCAAGGCATGTCGTCCGCGCTGACGACCGGCCTGAAGGTCATGCTGTTCGGCGACTTCAAAAAGTACCGCATCCGCCTGGTGAAAGACCTCACGGTGCAGCGGCTTAACGAACTCTATTCGGGGAACGGACTTGTAGGGTATCTGGCCTGGATGCGCTGGGACGGGGATTGCGTCAATACCGCCGCGATTAAGCACCTTATTACCGCGTAGTGGAATGAGCGCAACGAAAAAAATCCGCCTGCTTACATCCGTGGCGGGCACAGCGTATTCCTACGGGGCGGGTCAGATAGTGGACGCTCCCGCCGAAATCGCCGACGACCTCATACGCGGCGGCCATGCGGTTTTGGAGGGTCTCGCAAAAATTGAAAACGCGTCCTCGAAACAAGCCGGGTCCGCAGAAAAGAGATAGAATGATTGCAGACTTCAAAATTACCGCCCCCAGCACAGTACTGCCCGTCTCTATCGTAGAGGCGAGGCGGCAACTGCGCATGGAGGGCGGTAGTTTCGACGACACACTGATAGAAGCCCTTATCTGGGCAGCCGTGGGCAGCATCGAGCAGCAGTACGGCCTCGCGATGATAAGTGGAACCGTAGAGCAATACCACGCCGCATTCCCTGGCGGTAGCGACAAGCCCCTGTTTTTCAGGGTGGCCCCCCTGCTGTCGCTGGGAAGCGTCGTGTACACCAACACTGCCGGGCTGCTAATTACGCTCGCCAACAGCGACTACACCACCGGCGGCTACAATGGCTGGCCTTTCCTTGTGCCGAAAGTAGGAAAAGACTGGCCCTCCGATGCGGCGGCCCGGCCAAATGCCGTAACAGTTACTTACGCGTCCGGCTTCGGCGTCACGGCGGCAGCCGTCCCCAAGCCGGTGAAGCAGGCGATCCTGCTTATGATGTCCGACATGTACCAGAATCGGGAAGACCGGCCAGACACCCTGCCACGCGCCAGCGAATCCCTGCTGCGTCCTTATTACCGATACGCAGTCTGATGGCGAAAGAAACCTACATCGGGGAGATGGATGAGATGATTTCTATCCTTGCGCCGAGTGCTACATCCGACATCACCGGTGGCCAAAGCGTCACCTGGGCACCGGTGGTACAGAACCTCTGGGCGAAAGTCGAGAATAATGTTCGCAGCGACGAAGCCTTGGAAGCCGACCAGGTCACGGCCATCAGTGTGAAAGTTTTCACCATCTGGTACCGGACAGATATTAGCGAAAACATGCGGGTATTATGGAGGAGCAAAGAGGCCAACATTATCGCGCTGGACATGCTTGGCCGCCAACAATACACCCGAATCGAGGCGCAAATAAGAGATAACGAAGCGTGAACAAGACATGAACGAGACATGAACATTACTGGACCACTTATCGCGCTTATTGCCAACAACGTGACAGCCGCCGCCCTTACCAGCGGTCGGGTCTATCCCGTTGTAGCCCCCCAGGGCGCAGAGGTGCCGCACGTGGTAATGCGGATAATCGAGGTGCAGCCAAGCGTGAATAAGCAGACGACCAGCAGCGTAGACGGCATTGTAGTGCGGCTAAGTACCCTGGCGAAAGACTACCACTTCGTGCAGCGCACAGACGAAGCCATACGCCGGGCAATAGACGGCTATCGGGGAAACGTAACCCTCAGCGGCACCCTGATCGCCATAGACGGGGTGAATTACCTGACGGGAGAAGACTTGTTCGAGGACGCACCGGAATTATTTCGCCGCGACGCCATCTACAAGGTCCGCCTAATCCGCACGGGCGATCCAATCAGCAGCGGCGGCGGTGCAGGTGCCGCCACCGATTTCACCCTGATCGAGGTGCCCGCAGGCGAAAACCTAAGCACGGGGCGCGTGATTATCGTAGACGCGGGCCTTGCTTATTACTTCCAGCCCGGTACGCCTGCACATGCCGGGCGAGCCGTCGGGGTGACCAAGACGTCCGCGATCGCTGGCGTAAGCGTCACGGTGCAGATAAGCGGGCGGGTGACTGACGCGGGTATCGTCGCGATTGCGGATCAGCCCTGCTTCGTGGGGGCAAACGGACAAATCTTAACCACCTACCCGGCCAGTGGAAACGTGCAGAAGTGCGGTGTTGGCACCGCCGCCAACACGATGCAGATAGATTTTGCGATACAAATAGTCGCAATATGATCACAATATAAGCACAATAAATTTAAAAAAAAAATGGCTACAAAAAAGTATCTAATCGTCGGCGGCTCCACCGGCGTTACCCAAGAGAGCACCGTGGACACCAGCGCAGGAGCGGTTGATAGCGGCAAGATAGCGTCGCTGGACACGGCCGGCAGATTCAGCAGCACCATGATGCCGACTGGCTTCGGCTCGGACACGCGCACCGTGACGGCAGGAGAGACCATCGCCGCTGGCGATCTGATCTACATTTCTGCTGCCGGAACCGCGTTCAAGGCCGACGCCGACGCCGCTGGCAAGGCGGCGCAGGGCGGCGTGTTGTCTGGCATCTCGTCAGGGGGCACCGGTGCCGCCTACTTCGGATCCTTTTTCATTACCGGGCTCTCCGGCCTTACCATGGAGGTGCCGTACTACCTTTCTTCTACGGCGGGAGGGATAACGAGCACCGCACCAACCGGCACGGGTAAAATCCAACAGCAGGTCGGCTACGCCGTTTCTGCAACGGAATTGTACTTCGAGCCTCAGCCTCCAATCCTTCTGGCCTAATGGCGATCAAGGGGCCGTTGGTGATTGGGACCTCCACTCCGATCGAGGTCTTGCAGGCGGGCGACACGCTCGGCGCCGCCATCCACACGTCCGCCCCAAACGTTGTTTTGGGCCGGACGACTTCAGGGGCGGGTGGACACGAGGAGGTGCCGTTCTCCACGCTGTCCCTCGCAACGATTAATGCCCAGACGGGCACCACTTACACGCTGGTCCTTGCGGACGCGGCCAAAATGGTCACCCTGAGCAATGCCGCAGCGATCACCACGACCGTTCCACCGAACAGTAGTGTGGCCTTCCCGGTGGGCACGTCCATAGACCTGGCACAGATTGGAGCGGGGCAGGTGACGGTCGCACAGGGTTCGGGGGTCACGGTGAACGCCACGCCTGGTCTGAAATTTCGGGCGCAATACGCAGGTGCCACGATCGTAAAAACGGGAACGGACGCTTGGTTGCTTTTCGGCGACCTGGCAGCCTAAAAATTAAATTATGAGGGGTAAAATAGGGTTCTTTTCGGGGTTACTAGCAGCAACAGCAACGGCCTCTATCGCGGTGTCGCACGATAGTTCTCCGTTCGTATCGGCGTACCCTTGGAGCGGATCGGGATTCGGGACGAGATTCAGCAACCCCGCGACACTGCCAACGGGCAATGGGAATGCCGTAGCGTTCGCGCCGGCGGGGGATGCCATTGCGGTGGCGCACCTTACTTCTCCGTTCGTATCGGTGTACCCTTGGAGCGGATCGGGATTCGGGACGAAATTCAGCAACCCCGCGACACTGCCAACGAACCCAGGGAATGGCGTAGCGTTCACGCCGGCGGGGGATGCGATCGCGGTGGCGCACGGCACTTCTCCGTTCGTATCGGTGTACCCTTGGAGCGGATCGGGATTCGGGACGAAATTCAGCAACCCCGCGACACTGCCAACGGGCACAGGGAATGCCGTAGCGTTCACGCCGGCGGGGGATGCCATTGCGGTGGTGCACATCGTTTCTCCGCGCGTATCGGTGTACCCTTGGAGCGGATCGGGATTCGGGACGAAATTCAGCGACCCCGCGACACTGCCAGCGAGCACAGGGCGGGGCGTAGCGTTCACGCCGGCGGGGGATGCCATTGCGGTGGCGCACACCACTTCTCCGTTCGTATCGGTGTACCCCTGGAGCGGATCGGGATTCGGGACGAAATTCAGCAACCCCGCGACCCTCCCAGCGGGCATAGGGCGGGGCGTCGCGTTTTTCGGATAAAAACAAAAAAAAAGACTATGAACTTTTTCACAATCACAGAGGGGTACCGAACCGCGTACATCGCGGCTGCAATAATCGCAAGGGAAGAAGAGATTTTCAGCTACGATCTGAACCTCGAAAACTACATGCGTGTCCTGGCCGAATTGCCGAAGGGCGATTGCCCCGCGCACCTGAAAAAGGGGCAGCCCAAAAACACGGAGCAGGCCATCGAGCAATCGGACTACTTGTTCAGGGACGAGGTGCGAGGCCGGCTCTTGGCCGAACAAATAGAGCGAAGGAAAAGCGAGCGGGTTTACCAGGCCCTGCTCGCCCAGATACCGGAGGAAGGATTGGCCGATGCAATCGCAGCGGCGCAAAAAGAAAGGGCATAAGATACCCCCCCGCCCCTAAAAGCGAACCTTTTGGCACGTTTCTGGCCCTTTACCGGGCAAAAACGGGTCATGCAAAACCAACAGACATTCATGCAGGGTGTGCAGGAAATTGGATTGGACGGGCTTCGTACCTCCGTTCGCGGAATTGTTAACAAGGGGCCATTATTTGGCTTCATGCTGATGTGCCTCTTGGGGCTGGCGTACTACATCGAGCGACAGCGCAAGGAGTTTCGCAGCGATATGCAGGAGCAAAAGGCACAGTTGCAGACCATGAAAATGGAACTGGAAATCTGCGCCATGGAGCGCATGAGGCACGCGTTCCGAATAGATATCCAATCGGACCAAATTAAGGAGTTGCAGTCTCAAATCGCGATGCTTATTAAGCCTCGCAGAAAAATATAAAAGATGAAAGTAACAATCAGCACAGAAGCGGCCACGATCGAGGTGCACGGAAAAGCCCCGATGGAAGAAGTGCAAAAACTCGCCAATGTCCTCAGGGAGATGTACGGCTGGGGTGCCGTTAGCATCCAGGGAACTCGTCCGCATGTGCAAATGTCCGGCGACACCCTGGAAAATTCTTTCAGCCCGCCCTACACATACATCACCTAGTTTCGCCTAGACCCGCCTAGACCCGAAAAAAAAGAATTTCTCAAACGTAAAAAAAATACCGCACACATGAACCGACTCACAGTCACCCTTATTTTCCTTGTAGTTGTAGTAGCGTACGCCACCGCTGTCGCGCAAGACCCCGCATCCACCAATCCGTTCGAGCCCGGAACGACAGTCAGCCGCGTGCTGAACTGGTACACAGGCGTTTACAGCGCGATTATCATCCTGCTTACCTACATACAGGGCGTTATCAAGTCGCCGTTTCTGGCGAGGGTGAAGACGCCCATTAAGTACATTGTCATTGCCGGTGCCGTCGCCGGCCTATTCCTTACGCTTGGCTGGCTGAACGCCGTAGGTATTGTTATCGGCTTCGTAGGCAGCGCATTAACCTACGATATGATTCTCGAGCCTATGGGCCTGAAGACCCAGAAAAACCATTAAGACACCCTCGATTGCCGCGAAATCTTCCGGCGGGGGTGTATGGACCGGCCTTCGAGGTTTTCAATTTTCAGGCCACCGCCAAAAAATAAAAATCTCTTCACATCTAAAATAAAAATAAAATGATTTTCGAGAAAATCCAGGCACTGTTAACCCAAAACATCGACTTCGTAAGCGAACCGCTGGAAGCCGCATTCGAGCAATGTTTCAAGGCGGGCGGCGAAGCCCAGCAGGCCGCCCTCCGAATCGAGGCAGTGCAAGGCAGTACGGACGTTGGAAGCGCACTATTGGGCGTGTTCGGCCTGGCAGAGACCTTCGGGGCTGTCTACGCCGCGCTTAGCGTCGGGCAGCGCGAAACGATCGTGGCTTCCGTGGCCCAGTTGGTGACTTTCACCGAAAACCCAGCCCTAGAAAAGGCGATCGAGGACCTGTTCGACAGCCTTATTCGCAGCATCGCTGCGGCGAAAGGCCTGAACGAACTGGTGGACTCCCTGCCGTCGGGCGAATAAGCCTCGCACAGCCGCAACCCTTCCGCCGCAGGGTTGCGGCACATTCATCGCCTAAAATTTACGGAGCATGAAAATTCGTTTCACCATCCCCTACCATGCCGACAGCAGAACCTACCTGCCTGGCTGGGTGATAGAAGTAGGCTGCGATACAGGCAGGCTGCTTGTCGAACTGGGACACGTGGAAGTGTCCGAAGAAACTCGCGCCAAGAAAAACCCGGAGATATACGTAGGGGCATCCTGTAACCCCGACGCGACCCTGCTATCAGATACCGCTCGCAGCGGCCCCGCCCCCATCTCCCCAGAGGACCCGAAAAGACTATTTTGGGAAGGGAAACCCCGGAAGTAAAAACCCGGAAGTAAAAAAAAAGGAATCACCATCTAAAAAAAAATACCGATGCCAACCACAGATATTGTTGCCTACCACTATACATATCAACAAATTATCACCATCTAAAAAAAAATACCGATGCCAACCACAGGGGTTATAAACACAGCAAACTTGATTTTCTACGTTGGAGCCACGCCCGTCGCGATAACTTGCCAGACGGATGCCTCGCTAACCGTCACCAACGCGACCCGTAGCACCTCCTGCAAGGGGTCCGGCCAATGGACAGAAGCACTGTACGGGCAGACCACGTGGGAGGGGTCCGGCACTGCTCTCGCCTCGTACGACGGAACCTTCAACATTTCCGAACTGCTCGCGCTCGCAATCGCCCGAACCGTTTCGCCGGTCGTGTTCGGTACCGGCGTATCTGGAGACGACAAGATGAGCGGGTCTGTAATCTGGACCTCTATGGCAATCTCGTCGGCGGGTCTGAACGAAAACGTTACCATCCAGTACTCGTTCACGGGCACTGGTGCGCTCACCCTGGCTCCATACGCCTAACCTCTAGCAAGGGCAAGGGCCAGGGCTACGCCTTGGCCCTTGCTACCACACACCCGCCATGCAATACATAGAAATAGGGGGCAAGGAACGCCCCGTCTTATTTGGGTTCGGGGGCCTCTACGCCTACGAGCAGCGAACGGGCCGCAGGGCCCTGGAAGACTTCGCCAAGCAAGCCGCCGCAGGCCCGGAAGCCCCGGAAAGTTTTAGCATCGTTTTTCTGGTGGATCTCGTCTACTGTGGCCTACTGGCGGGATGCCGTGCCAACAGGCTAGTGGAAGATTTTTCGGAATACGATGTGGCCGATTGGCTGGGCACCGATACCGGGCTTATCGAAAAGGTGCTGGCAATTTTCAGCGGCTCCTTTCCCCAGATGGAGGCAAAAAAAAAGGCGACACCGATCCGGTCGCAGAAGAGCCCGCCGGTGACCGGATCGGTGTCGCAGGCGATAGACGAAACTCTTTCTTCGACCTGCTAGAGGCCGCCGCCTACATGGGTCTGGGAGAGCGCGAGTTCTGGGATTGTACCCCGCGTTATTTCGCCGCAAGGCAGCGCGGATGGAACGACGCGCGGACCGAAAGGCACGATCTAACACGCACGCTGGCCTTTTTCAGCGTGGCCCCGCACGTGAAAAAGGGCACACTGAATAGCCCGTCCGACCTCTGGGCCTTGCCGGGCGACAAGGTCGCAAAGGCGGCAATGCCCGTAAAAATGGCAACTGTGGACGAGAGTTCGCTGGCGTTGCTAAGAAAAATGCACCAGCAATCGGGCATCCCGATTGCACAAACGTATTCCGAAAAATGAAGGCATTCGAGCAGGGCATAGTGCAGGTAATGGGCAACCTGAAAAAATTCGAGGCCCTGCTGGCGGACGATAGAAAAGAAATACTTCGGTACGCAGCGAGGCCCCTTATAAGCACAATACAGAGTGCCACGCCTGTCGGCACCGTTACGCACCGCCGCTACGTACCGAAGGAAAAAGGCGAGAAGCGATCGGCCAAAGGCAGCGGGAAAGTACTGGCTACCTATTCGCCTGGCAATCTGCGAGCCTCTATCGAGGAACTCACCAACCTGCGGCGCACGGATAGCGTATGGGTTGGCCCGCGAGGTCGCCGGATCAAGCGCGGCGGCCCGCGCAAAGGCGATGGATACTATGCCGTGTTGGTGGACCAGGGCACCCGCAATCGGCCTGCCACACCCTTCTTCTACCGCTCGGTGGCTGTTGCGGCGGGCGGGGTGAAAAAGCGGCTGGAATTTGGCTTCCAAATAGCCACGAACAAATTCAAACCGCTGTAAATGAGCATACTAGGCAAACTGATCGTCAATATAGACGCCGACCTTGGCGGTCTGCGCAAGCAGATTCGCGAGGCTGAAAGCGTCATGCGCCGCAGCGCAAAGTCGCTGGGCGACCTATCGGCAACCCTAAGCCAAAACATATCGCTGCCTCTGGCGGCGGTCGGCTTCGGGGCGATCAAGGCCGCCGCCGACATGGAGAAGTTGCAGTCGGCGCTGAGCACTACCATGGAGGCCGCCGGACGCAGCACCGGCACCGCAACCAAGGAACTGGAAGCATTGCGTGTTGTCGCCCTGGCTCCGGGGCTGGATTTCGAGCAGGCAGTAAGAGGGTCCGTGCGCCTGCAAAACGTAGGCTTCTCTGCCGAAAAAGCGCGGGCGATCTTGGTGCAACTCGCCAACGCCGTAGCGATGACCGGCGGCTCTGCCCAAGAACTCGATAGTGTCACCCGCCAATTCGGGCAGATGATAGCCAAGGGTCGCATACTACAGGAAGACCTGTCGATAATACAGGAAAACATGCCCGGTATCTCGCAAGCGATGGAGAAGGCATTCGGAACCAAGAGTGCCGAACAGCTGCAAAAAATGGGCGTTTCGGCTGAGCAGTTCATAGACGGCGTAACGAAACAGTTAGCCGTTCTGCCGCGCGTAACAGGCGGCCTTTCCAACAGTATCGTAAACGCCTTCAGTGCCATAAAACTCGCGGCCGCACAGGTGGGGGACGTCCTGAACAAGCAGTTCGGGATCTCCGACCGGCTAAACGCCTTCGCCGCATTCCTGGGCGACATGACCCAGAAATTCCAGGCACTCGACGGGAGCACCCAATCTACCATCCTGGGCATCGCCGCGTTTGCCTTCGCGCTCGGTCCGGCCATTAAGGTTGGCAGCATCCTGGTTTCTACGATGGGCGGCATTTCGGTCGCTGTCGCGCAACTCCGGCTGGCAATGTCTGCCGTCCAGGTCGGCGGCTTTCTGGGCTGGTTCCAGTCGCTGAACAGCGTCATGAAGGCAAACATTTTCGGCGTGGTAATCGGCGTGGTAATTGCTGCCGCCGCCGCATTCGCTCTGCTCCGAAAAGACACCGACGCGGCCACGAAATCGCAAGCCTCGCTACTCGAAATCAATAAGCAGGCATCGGAAAGCGTCGCAGGGGAACGGGTAAGAGTCGGACTATTGGTGGACACCCTGAAAACCGAAACCGCCAGCCGCGAACAGAAAAAAGAGGCAATCGAGAAATTAATTGCCATCGCGCCGGAATACTTCAGGGGCCTCGACGCGGAAAAGGTCGACATAGACCTGCTGAACGTATCGTACGACCGATACATAGAAAGCATCCTGAGGGCGGCGCGGGCAAAGGTCGCAGAGGGAAAATTGATCGAAATCGACAAGGCTCGCGCCGCAGCCGTGGACGACCTGGCGGCGGCGCAAAAGAAATTCGGCGACCAGCCCCAGCGGCGACAATCGCTCAACCCCAACGCCATAGACCTCCAGCCCATAGACGCGTCCGCCGCGCAAACCCTGTTAGCCTCGAAAGCGAAAGTGGACGCATTGAACCAAGAGTTCAAGGCCGTCTCGGACCTTTTCAAGGCCAACCAGTCCTTGGCCGCGTTGGGCAAGGACGTGGGGGACAAGGAGGCGGGGGGCAAACAGGCGCAAAAGGCATCCGAGGCAGTGCAAAAGGCATCCGAGGCAGCGCAAAAGGCATCCGAGGCAGCCACAAGGTCAGCCGGGGTGTACCGAGAGGCACTAAGGGACGTGCAGAAAGAAGTGGACAAGGCCGCGCTGACCGGCTCGGACGCTTTCGAGGCGCAGGCGCAGGCAATAGAGGACGGACTTACGAAACTCCTGGACGCCGGATTCTCCAAGAACTCGGCGCAGGTAAAGAGGTTCATCGGCCTTATGGCCGATCTGCGGGAAAGCGTACAAACTATCGGGCCGCTCGTGCCACTCGAGCAGCGCACCCCGAACGCTCCGGTAAGCGAGACCGGTCCGCCCGGATCGCCCACCAGTCCTGGAGGCGCACCGGTTTCGCCTATTGCTCCTGTTCCTGTAGAGGTGCTAGAAAGTTATGCGCGGCTGCCCGAATACCTGCAAGCCTGGCAAGACAAGGTCTTGGAGTCGCAGGAGGTGCTATCCCTCTTCTGGGAGGAAAACGGCGCGGCCATGACCGTTGCCGGCGAAGCGATGGTCGCTTTCGGAAGTACCATAGAAAATGCGCTGGGCGATGCGGGTACCTCTTGGGCGGACTTCGGTGCCGCCGCCAAAAAAGCCATCGTGGACGTCATCGGCAACCTGATCAAGTTGGCAGTTGCCAGCGCGGTCACGAATGCGTTCAAGAACTCGCCGAACCCGTTGCTGGGTGCCGCTATTGCCGCTATTGCAGGTGGCTTGGCTGCCGGGCTTTTCAAGCGGCTGGTCAGTGCCGCCAAGTTCGCAGGCGGCACCCTGGATGCGCCCGGCGGCCTTGCGCTTGTGGGCGAAGAAGGGCCGGAATTAGTCAACGTGCCGCTCCGTAGCGGAGTCCGCATTGCGGCCAAGGCTGCCGGTGCCGTACAGGAGGCCATACAGCGGGCCACGTCTGGCAGAGATCTTCCGAAAAGCACCAGCGAAGCCTTGGGAGGGTTCTCTATGGTGGGATCGAATGGGCCGGAGTACGTCTTCCTGCCTCGTGGGGCGCAGGTAATCCCGGCACCCCAGACGCGGGCTGCATTGCAGTCCGCCCACCAGTCCGCGTCCGGTATGCGCAACGTGGTTTCAGGCGCGCGCGGCGGCTCGGTGCTGCATAGTGCCGGGTCGCTTCAGGAGCATTTTTTCCGGACCGTAATACAGCCCACCCGTCAAGCCGCCGGCGCGCAGTCCGCCCACCAGTCCGCATCCGGTATGCGCAACGTGGTTTCAGGCGCGAGCGGCGGCTCGGTGCTGCATAGTGCCGGGTCGCTTCAGGAGCATTTTTTTCGGACTGTAATACAGCCCGCCCGTCAAGCCGCCGGCGCGCAGAACGCCCAAGGCGGCTTATCTATGGTGGGAAGACAATATCCAGAAATAATAATGCTGCGCCAGGGGGCACCGCATTATCATTCCGAGGTGTCTAAGCGGGCCATTGGCGTAATACAGGGCAGCGCAGCCGTCCAAGAGGTTAGCCTTAGTGGCGAACTTACCGCCCGGGGCACGGACCTGAAACTTGTGCTTGACAAGGTGGTGCGCAATACCCTCAGGGTGAACGGCGTGTAGAAAAAAGTAAATGGAGACCTCTTGGGCAGCGCCGCCGCCCAAGAGGTCTCCGTTTACTTAAAGAGTGAGGACGAGATTTGTATTTGCGTTTTCGTTTTTTGCTATTACGTCCGGGTGACCAGAGGATTTTGTTACCGGCAAGAGGCCGGTAGTTTTTTTGAATGTTGAATCGGATTTCCATGATATTGTTTTTGTTTGTGCCATTGGGCGGGTTATGCTAACCTCCATCCGTCTATTTTGAAACCGAGGTTTTTCGTGTGTCCGTCGATAGCCTTACGGTGTGTTGTAAGCAAAATAATTTTGCGGAAACCCAGTGCCTGTCGGTCTTCCGGCATAACTCGCCGCTCCATCCAACTTGGTATGAACTGGCCGGCCTTTACCGGAATCTCCTCATACCCGTATATAGCATTAATTCTTGCGATACCCGCGCGGGTAGCGACGGCAGGCGGGTGCATTGTCTGCAAAACGTCTAGGTCGATGTATGTACTTTTGGACTTTGCCGCGCGGTCAATGTCGGCGGTACTGTGGTAGGTGAAATACATGTGCATGATTTTATTTTTGTTTGTGCCTTGTGGAAAAACCCCCGCGCTATTCCGTCTTACCGCCTACGGCTCCAAATTTGGCGCGGCACGGCCTGACAGCGGATAGTGGCGGGGGTGGTGGGTTATGCGCTTGTCGTTTCGTCGTTAATCTTTCCGCGCGTTCGAGAGAGTGCCCTTTTGAGGTCACCGTTCTCTCTTTCGACGAGCGCGCGCGTTTCGTCCATTTGATCGTTCGAGACGATGAATGCTGCGGACTGCGCCGCCAGCTCGCTCTTGAGCCGCGCTATTTCAGCGATAGCCGCCACTAGTTTTTTAGTACTCATGTTTTTATTTTTTTTTATTGGTGACGGTGGAGACATGGAAGTTGTCTCCGGGATACTCCTCCCGGAACTTCCTTGAGTCTTTCTCTGCCTCTTCGAGGCTGGGAAAATGGGCATCCCCGAAAAACTCCATTCCCGCATAAGGGGATGTTTCGCGGAAATATGTATTCGTGATGGCGTCGCCGTTTCCGCACTTTTTGTTCTTATTCATGATTTTTATTTTTTTTCTTGGAAGTATATGATGGCGAAAAGGATCGCCAAGGTGATTGCGGATCCCAGCAATATCGCCTTGCTAGCAGCAGGGCCGATCATAACTGCGGCGACAACTGCGGCGACAACTGCGGCTGCGCCTAATCGCAAGTACTGGACAGTAAGCCTGTCCATTTCTTTATTTTTATTCATTTTATTTTTTTTTAATTTTGTATTTTTTTTGCCTACTCTCTTTCGGGTTTTCGGCTTCCCCCGTACCATGTAGAACGACCTCGAAAGGCCACGGACTGGGTTTCGTCCGTTATCTACCCACCCCGTCATAGACGGGATTTTTCCTAGCACTCTTCCAACTCGGCCGCCAACGCTGCGGCCACCATAGCCCCTACTATTTTTTAAACGCGGGCTCGTTGTTCGGCGATGACCCGCAAGGGTCGCCGCAGAAATCCACTCTTCCGCCTTTTGCATCGGCGAAAAGATGGACAAATTCCGACATGATCATGTCTGATGGCGTGATCCGCAGCCATGCTTCGGCTTCTGGATCGGAAGAATTGGCGACGAAGGCTCGCGCCTTTTCTTTTGGCACCATACGCTTTTGCTGCCGCCCGTAGGCGTAGCAGTCGTATGTTTCTTTGTATATTTTCATGATGTTGTTTTGCCCGCCGCGCCGGGTCTTTTTTTTTCTGCGCGGAGATTTTTTTTGCCTACTCTATCTCGGGTTTTCGGCTTCCCCCGTACCATGTAGAACGACCTCGAAAGGCCACGGACTGGGTTTCGTCCGTTATCTGCCACCCCGCCTATAAGCCATTTTAAGAAGCATCTGGCTTTAACCTCCATCCGTCTATTTTGAACCCGAGGTTTTTCGTGTGGCCGTCGATAGCCTTACGGTGTGTTGTAAGCAAAATAATTTTGCGGAAACCCAGTGCCTGTCGGTCTTCCGGCATAACTCGCCGCTCCATCCAACTTGGTATGAACTGGCCGGCCTTTACCGGAATCT